AACTTCTTGACGGTGATGGGCGACCCCAAGGAGTACCGGAACTTGAGCCAACTCGCCCACGTCATCGCACAATCGTCGCTCATCGGCGCCATCCTCGACGGGCACGTCACGCTCACCGAGACGGAGCGGGCCAGCGACGAGTCGATCACCGAACGTCAGACTGCCGGGGCCGTCGACCACGCGTTCGAGGAGATTCTCAAGGACGTCCGCCAGCCCCGCAAGCCCGATCCGTACCTCTGAGCCAACGTGGTAGGGTGAGCGCATGGCGACCAACCCCGAACCCACCTTCGCAGCCCCGACCCGGCCCACCGCCGACGAGCGCAAGGCGTGGGAGGACTGGCGTGACGCCGAGCAGGAAGCTCGCGACACCCTCCAGAAGCAGCGTGAGGCGGCCGACGGTACCCCCCGCCCGGAGCCGACGCGTGACAACCACAGCCGCAGTCCCGAGGAGGAAACCGCCAAGAGCGCCCGCAGCGCCTTCAGCGACGTCGCCACCTCTCATGGCTGACGAGCCGGAAGTCGAAGACGAACAAGCGCTGTTCCAGTTCATGCTCGACGCGCCCACGAAGAAGATGAAAAAGCGTGCCCGCCGGGCCAGGCTGTTCGAGGCGCAGAATGCCCGCTACGCTACCCTGACCCTGATCCACGATCGAGCGCTCGGCGCTGTCATCGTCGACCAGGAGTGGGTCTCCGAGCTGGAAGCCAAAGCGATCATCGCAACCGCGTACAACGACTTCGTCTGAAAGGCGAACATGAAAAATGAACTAGGTCAAGCCCCAGGCGGCATCGTGTGGCTAGTGGTCGGCGTTCTCGATCGTCGTCGCGATCATCGCCCTCCTCGTCTGGCTGAGCCCCCACATCAACTGATGTCGCTCGTCAAGAACGAGCCCGTCGCCGTCGTCGGCAGCTTGGTCACGGCGTACCACACGGTGGTCGCCGCGCTCCTTGTGTTCAACGCCGTCCACTGGTCGGCCGCGCAAGTCACCCAAGCCGAGGCAGCGGTCGTCGCCCTTCTGGCTATTCCGGTGACGCTGTTCGTGCGCAACTCGGTGACGCCGGTCGCTACGGCTGCAGCCGACGTCCGAACCGCCGAGATCGCAGCCGGACAAGCGAATCCCGTGCAGGTCACGTACACGCCGGGTTCGGTATCTCCGACGTTCGTCAACACGACCGACACGCTGCTACCCCCTCCTACGCCATGAGCGAGTACACTCTGGAGGAGTACATCGCTTTCGGCATCATTCGTCTCGACCGTCAGATCAAACACATCGGAAGGCAAGTCATGGCATCCATCCAAGAAGTCAAGGACGCGCAAGCGGCCATCGACAACTCCATCGCAGCGCTCGAAGCGGCCGAGGCCGCCGAAGGGCCGGGGCTCCAGGCTGGCGAGGTTGCGGTCCAGCAGTCCGACCTCGACGCGCTACAGGCGGCACTCGCGGCCGACCAAGCCCGCATCGACGCGCTGACGAACGCCAAGCCTGCCGCTTAACCCCCATGGCAGTCTGTTCGGTTGACGGCTGTAGCCGTTCATCGCGCAAACGCGGTTGGTGCGAGAAGCACTACGACCGCTGGCGCTTTCACGGCGACCCCGAGTTCACCAAGTACCGCGAGTACGGTACGTGGGCAGACAACGGCCACGGGTACCTACGCCGCAACATCGCCGGGCGTTCAGTGCTGCAACATCGGCTCGTCATGGAACAACACCTCGGGCGCCAACTAGCGCCCGATGAGCATGTTCATCATGTCAACGGCATGCGCAACGACAACCGGATCGAGAACCTTGCGGTCCTCTCGCCAGAGGAGCACGCGCGCCTGCACCGGCTTGGTGTCTGATGGCGCGATCCGTTCCGAAAGCTAAGTGGGACCGCTTCGCGAAGCTTCGCGACGAAGGCCACTCATTCACGGCGGCGCGCAAGGCCGTCGGCATCAGCTACGACGCCGCCAAGAACTACGAGGACGGCGACTCGAAGTCGTCTGGTGCTGACCACCGCGAGGCGCGGCTCACGCCGGTCAAAGCGTACGAGACGCTGATTCCAGAGGCCAAGCGGGCGTACCACGACTTCGAGTATTTCCGCACGCGTTACCTCGGGCGCACGTCAGAGCCCTGGCAGGTGATGGCTGCGAACGAGGTGCGCGAAGCGCTAGAGACCGACGACCGCGAGTGGATCGTCAGCAACGCCCCACCCGGTTCTGGCAAGTCCACGCTGTTCACTTGCGACATCCCGCTCTGGCTCATCGTTCGGAACCGAGCGCTTCGTGTACTGATCGGGTCGTACGCCCAACGTACGGCCGACAAGTACACACGCCTCATCAAAGAGATGCTCTCCCTCAAGCACCCACTCAAGGCTCCCATGAACTCCAGGGGCCAGATCGACGCGGTAGCGACGCTTGCGCACGACTTCGGGCGCTTCGAGCCCGAGAAGCGTGACCTCTGGGCGCGCGACCAGTTCATTGTTGAGCAGCCGGATGCACGCGCTACAGCGAACAAGGAGCCTTCGTTCAGTGCATACGGTCACGGAGCTGCCTTTCTAGGGACGAGGTACGACCTCATCGTGTGGGACGACCTCGTCGAAGACACTGTGCTCCGGTCCGCCGTACAGCGAGAGTATCAGAGGGACTGGTGGGACCAAACGGCAGAGACGCGGCTCGAACCGGGTGGCGTGTGCGTGCTCAACGGGCAGCGCATGGGGACCGAGGATCTGTTCCGCTACAACCTCGACAAGAGCGTCCCGCACGATGATGAAGACGACGACGACTTCGACGAAACGACTGCCGAGTACCTCCCGCAGTACCGGCACATCTGCTACCCGTCGCACGACGACGAGAAGTGCAAAGGCCACCGTTTCGACGACGGCACGGTGAACCCCGACCACAAGAAGTCGGGTCGCCCCTGGCCCGAGGGGTGCCTGCTCGACCCGCGTAACATCGGGTGGAAGTACCTGCGTGCGATCGAGTCGGCGAACCCGTCGACGTACAAGGTGCAGTACCAGCAGGAGGACGTCGACCCCGACGAAGTGCTCGTGCAGAAGCTGTGGATCACGGGGGGTACCGACCAGGAGACGGGCGAGGAGTTCTCGGGTTGTCTCGACAACGAGCGTGGCATCGGCGAACCGATCAGCGGGCTCGTCGGCAACCAGATCAGCGTCATCACCGTCGACCCGAGCCCCAGCAACTACTGGGCGATCGAGTGGTGGCTCCTCCAGGACGTGCCGGATGGCCTCTACACGCTGATGGACCTGCACCGTGGACGGCTCCAGTACCCGCAGTTCTTCGAGGAGCCGAACCGCGGCGAGTACGTGGGGCTACTCGTCGACTACGTCGAAGCCGCCAAGAAGGCGGGGCATCGGCTGCGCTATCTCATCTTCGAGGCGAACGCCGCCCAGAAGTTCATGCTCCAGCAGGAGCCGCTCCAGCGGTACTGTCGCCAGCAGGGGCTGAGCCTGATCGCGCACTACACGACGGGCAAGAACAAGGGCGACCCCGACTTCGGCGTGCAGTCGCTGGCTCCCCTTTTCAAGCACGGGCGGGTGCGCTTGCCCAACGGTTCGGGCGAGGCGAAGCACACGGTCAACTTCCTCGTGGACGAGGTGACCCGGTACAACACGGCGGGCGGGCAGTCGGCGGCGACCGACGACACCGTGATGGCGATGTGGTTCATGCACTGGCGCCGACGGAGCTTGGTCTATGCTACAGGGCAGGCGACGAAAGCGCGCCGCCCATCATGGATGTCTAGAAGGCCGCACGGTAGATGACGACGACCGAAGAGATCATCAGCCTGTGGACGGAACGTAAGAAAGCCCAACATCCATGGGTCACGCGGTCGCGTCAGATCCGCGACGTGTACAACGGTGACTACGCGATCCCGCTCCCTGAGCTGGACGAGTCGGAGAAGGTGGCTGTCGCCAACTTGATCCAGCTGGGCATCGACCAGACCGCCAAGCGCATCACCTCGTCGATCCCTCGCCTCGTGTGCCCACCCACGCGCCCGAACTTCAAGGCCGCCGAGGAGAACGCTCTCCTGCGCAAGCAGGTGCTCACCGGATTCTGGGAGAGCAACAAGCTGCGCACGAAGATGCGCCGGCGCGCCCGCCACTTCGTGGCGTACACGTCCTCGCCCGTCATCATCCGCCCTGACTTCAAGAACAAGCAGCCGATCTGGGTGGTGCGTGACCCGCTCTACACGTTCCCATCGGGCTCGAACGACCCTGACGAGATCCAGCCCGCGAACTGCATCTTCACGTTCAACCGCGGCCTCGGATGGCTCAAGCAGCGCTACCCAGACCAGATGTCGAGGCTGCGCAAGACGGGCAATACGGCGACCAACGACCAGTACACGCTGATCGAGTACACCGACGCCGACGAGACGGTGCTCTGCATCATGGGCGCCCCCAAGAGCACCGACCAGTGGCAGGGACAGGACGACGCCAGTTTGGGTACAGCGCCATACCTCGAACTGGAGCGCTTCCGCAACCGCGCAGGCATATGCCTCGCTGTCACGCCCGGCCGCATCACCCTCGACCGCCCGTTGGGGATGTTCGACGGCGTCAAAGGCATGTATGAGATGCAGGGCAAGATCATGGCCCTGCTCACGATCGCAGCGCAGAAGAACGTGTTCCCCGACGAGTGGATCACGTCGCCCGACGGCGGCGACCCCACGATCGTGCAGGAAGCCGACGGTTTGACCGGCATTCGGGGCATCATCAAGGGCGGAACGATCGTCACAGAGCACGCTGATCCCTCTCAAACGTCGCTCCAGGTGCTCGACAGGCTGGAGTCCAGCGTCCGTCAGGAGGGCGGAATCCCCGCCGACATGACGGGTCTGAGCGCTAGCAACGTCCGCACCGGGCGCCGCGGTGACTCGATCATGTCCGCTACCGTCGACCCGACGATTCAGGAGGCACAAGAGTGCTTCGAGTACAGCTTGCAGGAGGAGAACCGGCGCGCCATCGCAATCAGCAAGGCGTACTGGGGACCACAGAAGCTGAGCGTGTACTTCGGGCGCGGTACTGGCGCCTCCAAGGCCGAGTACGTGCCCGAGAAGGTGTTCGATTCGGACCAGAACATCGTCTCCTACGCCTACGCAGGCGCCGATCCGAGCGGTCTCATCATCGAGATCGGGCAGCGTTTGGGCATGGGAACGATGTCGAAGAAGACGGGGATGAAGCTCGATCCCCTGATCGACGACTGGGAGATCGAGCACGGGCTCGTCATCACCGAAGGTCTGGAGGCTGCGCTGTTCGCGAGCATCCAGCAGCAGGCGCAGTCGGGTGGCATCCCGCCCACCGACATCGCACGCATCATCGAGCTTGTCGCGACCAAGAAGCAGACGATCGTGGAAGCCGTACAGAACGCCCAGAAGGAGGCGCAGACCCGCCAGGCGAGTTCCGGCCCCCCTGGCGCGCCCGATGGCGCCGTCCCGGCGGGCTCGCCAGAGGCCCAGCCCGGCATTGCGCCGCCCGGAGCTGGCGCTGAACAGCCTTCGATTCAGGGGCCGACCGGCGGGCAGAGCAACCTCATGGACCTCTTGAATACGATGCGCCGAACGGGTCGTGCCTCTAGTCCGAATCCGGGCATTGAGGGGGCAAAGTAGTGCCACGCGCGAACAAAGCCGGACCGACCGGCGCTGGTGGGAACCGCTCCGACTTGCCGTCGGCGCTGCCTGCCTCCGTCGTCCCCTCTAAGAGCTACGGCCAGCGCGCCGAGGAACTGGCGATGCAGAAGCAGGTTCCGATGGCGAACGCACCGCTCCCGCAGGGCGCTCCAGCCGCTACCGGCGGACCACCAGCGGCGGCCCCAGGCGCGGGGGCACAGCCTCCGTTGGCTCCTGGGGAGCTGCCGCCGCTGGACGGCCCCACCAACCGCCCCGCCGAGCCGCTCACGCACGGGCTCCCGAGCGGTCCTGGCGGTGGGCCGGAAGTTCTCCAACCCCCCGACCCCCGCTTGGCGGTGGCAGCGATCCTCAACCAGCTCGGGTCGGAGGCCGACCCTCAGACGAAGAAGCTGCGCGCTGTCCTCAACACCGCCATCGCCAACAAGGGCGCTGAGTAGTGGATAACCACCAGATCGCAGAGCGGGTCGCCTACCTCCAGAACAACGGCCACGCCTGGCTGACGCCGCAGGTGCTCTCCTCGCTCGCCAACTCGGGCATGTCGAACCAGGACATGCTCCACTCGGCCGAGCAGTTGCGCCAGACGTACGTCCAGGCGGCCAAGGACAACGGCCACCAGGACGCGTGGAGCGTGTTCTTCCACGACCCAGTGCTCCAGAAGGCGCCGTCGGTGGCGCTCGCGATGCGCGACTACATCACGGGAGGGCTCGGCGTGCAGCCGGTGCTGGAGAAGCACCAACTCCAGACACAGCGGTCGTTGCAAGCGCAGGGGTTCGGCAAGGATCTGACGGCCGATGGCGCGTGGAACCCCGACTGGACGGCCGCGACGATTCAGTACAAGCAGCACCTCGTGCAGTCCCAGCTTGCTGGCAACAAGCCTGGTGGATTCTCGTTCGGCGACGTGCTGAACACGGGTCTCGACCTGCTGAATCCGGTCTCCAACATGGACCGCCTGGCTGGCTTCATCAAGGGCCTGCCGAACGACGCCCGCACTGTCATCGCCGACGTCGCCGCCGGTGGCGCGGCGATCATCCCCGAGATCAGCGGGCGCATCGAAGCGGGGCTCCACGGCGAGTTCGGGCAGGGCGGCTACGACAAGTACGTGAAGCCGGGCGTGGCGAACGTCGAGGGCTCCGTCGGCTCTGCCGTGACCAATGTACTAGGCGGGAACGAGTCTCCGGGTCAATATATGGGTACTGTCGGCATGGACAAGTCCGGCAACATGGACGCCGCTGGTGCTCTCAAGTTCGGCGAGCACGCTCTCGGCGACATCGGCACGGTAGCCCTCGTCGGAGGCGCTGGCACGGCAGCGGCGCGTGGCGTCGGCGTGCTCTCCGCTGGCGGCGGGGCCGCAGATGCTCTCTCAGCGGCCATGACCAAGGGCGCCGCACTCGGGCTCGGGCGCTCTGCTAGCGGAGCGGTCGACGCTGGGAGCGCCGAGGTGGCCAGTGCTGGCGGTCGAATCACGAACGCTATCCAGGGCGTCGGCGAGTCGGCCCCCGGCGGCCCAGCGTTTCGAGAGCCCGGCTTCATTGCGAAGCACATCGGGCAGCCGTTTGCGCACGCGATGGGCACGGTGGCTCAGCACATCCCCGTACTCGGCAACACTGGCGCCGTCGTCGATCACATCGCCCCGGCGATCGACGCCAGTTTCGATGTCGGCACCGAAGGCGCCGGCGGTTGGTACTACAAGGCTCGTCGCCTTGCTTCGATCCCGTACACGTACAAGCCCTTCGCTCTCGGCGCTGAGACCGCTGCCAAAGCCAACCTGTTCGGTGCGGCGGCAGGTGGCATCAGCGACCTGTCGAGCGGGTCGGCGTTGTCGCAGAGCGTCCAGAGCGAGCACACGTTCAACACGCTCAACGAGAAACTCAAGCGAGCGGCCGGACCTTTTGGTGCGCTCGTCGATGCGAACAACCTCCAGATGGTGATTCACGCCCCGTTCCACGGCGCCCACTCACTGAGTGCTGGCGTCGGCCGTGCTGCCGCCGACAACGTGTCCACGACGCTTCGTGCTGCACAGCTCCAGGGGTACAGCGGGATCTACCAAGAGGCGAGCGGGATGTCGCAGAAGGCACTCGAAGCTGCCTCCGGTGGCGAGAACGAGTGGGCGAAGCGCGTCACCGAGATTGCGAACAAGCATGCTGCGTTCTACGGCGCCGAGCACGAGGTGCAACTCGACAAGCTGGCAGCGCACGAACTGAATGGGCTCCCCATCTCGCTCGACCCCACTGGCCTCGCACCGGCTGAGCAGGACGCTGTCGAGCACGTCCTCGGCACGAACCTGCAAGACGTGCAGGCGCTGCGTGCGAAGGCGCAGGCGATCCGTAACGACCCCGAGCGCCTCGCCACGTACAACAAGCTCCTCCTGAACGAACGTAACGGCGACGAGTTGCGTCACCGCATCGCCCGTGACATCTGGAACTCACGGCAGGAGGCAGCGGCACGCGGCGAGGAGTGGAAGCCGGGCACGGCCCCGAACCTCGGCAACTCGCAGCGCGTGTCAGCGCTGATGAGCCGGGAGATCCTGCCGTACTTCCCGAAGGCGACCGATCAGTTGCCCGGTGCGATCTACGAGAACTGGGCGAAGTACAAGGTCGGGGTCGACGGCTCGGTCGTAGAGAATCCCCGCTTCACTGTCCACGGAGGCACGCTCGACGACGTTGTCAAGGCATCGTTCAAGAACCCTCCAGCCGCTGACCAGGATATGGGTGTCGCACACCTGACTACGCACACGGTGCAGTCCGTCCACCGCGACGCTCAGCAACTCGACGCCCTTTGGGACCACAGCACTGCTCTCGACAAGGCGGTCAGCGACGCCGAGAAGCAGGCCCGCGCCGGTGGCGGCAGCATGATCCAAGACGGCAAGCGGATCGTCGTGCCGCAGACCGAAGGCGCCGGTCTCATGGACGAGATGGCGGCCGAGCAGATCGCACAGATGGAGCACGCGCCCGCCAACTGGCAGCTTGACTGGCACAACACCGTCAGCCCACTCGTCACAGCCGTCGGCGGCGACGTCGAGCACATGCCGTTCAAGGGCAAGGAGATCACCGCAGCGCTGCGTGACTGGGCGCAGGCGCTTCTCCCGTCTGAGGTCAACCTCGCCGAAGACGCCCCGCAACGTCTCAAGAACGCTGTCGCTGCGCTGGAGACCGAGCACGGTATGAAGCTGATAGCGGGGACCGACATCGGCCATATGCACGTCGGCGATGAGACGGTGCTCAACGCTGCCGACGACGTGTACTCGCAGCGCAAGAAGATTCTGAATGGCCTCGGCGGGAACCCCGCCGTGACCACAGATCGCGACCAGACACGGGACGTGTACGACAACATCCGTCATCGCCTCCAAGACGGTATGGACCTACGTGCGAAGCACATGGCCGAGGTGCGGGCTGGGACACGCAAGATGAGCCGCGTCCGTGGCATCGACAGCAACGTCAGCCCCGACCGCTTGCTCCAAGCCCTGAACACCGAGGGCTTCGTCGACACCGGGCACGAGTTGAACCTCAAGGGCGTGTTGCACCGATCCCTTGACTTGACGAAGGTCGACAAGATTCAAGACGTCTCCGACGCTAATCTGCGCCAGCTAGCCGCTAGCTTCCTCGCTTCTGGGAGAGCCGAGAGCGAAAAGGATGCCATCGTCCTCGCCAAGAGCGATGCCGCCGACCTGGCGTCACGCAACCTTATGGCGCGCGACCTGTCCGTAAAGAAGTTGATGGCGCTCACCGACCCTGAGAAGATGGGTCGGTACTTCCCAGAGACGCAGAACCAAGTGGTCGCTGCGGCTGGCGCTGACGCCCCCGCTACAGTCGGGATGCTGAACGACAAGCGGTCGGTGCAGTACATGGCGCGTGCGATTCGCCAGGGCTACGCCGACTCGCCGATGCGGATGCAGGGCTTGGAGAAGATCGAGAACGTGTTCCGAGCGAACGCCCTTGGCTTCGCTGGCACTGGCATCATGGGCAACCAAGCGCTCGGGCGCGCTGTCGCTGGCGGGCTCATCGGCGGTACCGCTGGGGCGCTCTCCAACCCCGACCAACTGTGGAAGGGCGATTTCTCGCGCGTCGGCGAGGGCGCTGCCATCGGCGGGCTCGGGGCTGCCGGACTCGGCGCTCTCCCCGGCGGCGTCAAAGGCATGGCGTTCAAGGATCTCGGGTGGGCGATGGCGAACCTCCCGAACCAGCTGGCGAAGCTCCGCAACGAGTTCCGGTTCGAGTTGTCGCCCGAGTTCTCGCTGCGCCGCATCGTCAAGTCGAACGCGAAGATGATGGCCGCAGACGTCGGCCTGGAACCCTTCTTCAACGCCCAGAAGTGGCTGGAGGCGAACGGCGGAAAGAACGCACTCCAAGAGGGACGCAACGCTCTCGCCGAGGCGATGCCCGAGGAGCACGCTGGCGGCACGCTGGCCGAGATGAACCGCTTCGCCGACGACAACCAGAAGGCTCTCCAGTCGTCGGACATCTTCCATCTCTACAACCAGAAGGACCGTGAGGCGGCTATCGCCTGGCAGCTCAAGCGCCAAGGCATGGCGCCGTCCGACATCCGCGAGAACATCATCAAGATCATGCGCTACGGCCAGCGTGACGAGAACGGCGTGATGCAGTCCGGGCGCTCGGCGCTGGAGAAGTCGATCAACACCGTGTTCTTCCCGTTCAGCTTCGACAAGACGCTCTACAAGAGCCTCGGCGGGTTCTACCTCGACCACGCTGCGCAGCGCGTCCTCCTGACCCACTCGCTGGCTGCGTATAACGAGTACAGCAAGCAGTTCCCTGACCTCCCTGGAGCGAAGGAGTGGAACGACAAGCACCTCCCGCTGATGCACGAAATCGCAAAGCTCAACGCGTTCTCGTCGGGGGTCTCGGCCGGGCAGTTCGGCGGCGTCAACGCTCCCATCATGCAGATGTTCCTGCCGCAGTCGTGGGCCGCGACCAAGACGAGCAACGACACCCTCGGCCGCTTCATCCCGGCGATCAAGGACTTCGGCCGGATCTTCTCGGGCCAGAACGGACAGCCGGGCGTGTTCTTCCAGCAGGCGAGCATCCTCGGCGACCAACTCAAGACCGCCGTCGGCGAGAAGGCGCCCCCCGCCGAGACGCCGTACGCCCAACTCGCCGACGCCCTCGACACGCGGCGCAAGATGCGCGAGTTCTTCGCGGTGCCGCTGGCGCAGAACAAGGCCGCCGGTACCACCGGCCAGAAGATCGTGTTCCCGTACGAGCAGAAGTACGGCGGTCAGCAGGGGCAGGTCGTCTCGCGGGCGAACATCGACGCGCTCATCGCCGAGCAGTACCCAGCGTTCAACCCGTCGAAGGGTATGGCGATCGCAGCCGCCGACCAGACCGCTTGGAACAAGTACATCAACACGCTCGGGCAGAACGTCCCGCAGGCGACGGTCGACGAGCACGTCCAGTTCGCCGACCTCGTCAAGAAGGTCGGGAAGAAGGTCTCCGATAGCTTGGGGCTCAAGCCCGGCGAGACCGGATACCAAGATCCCGCAGCCATCAAGGCCGCCATCGACGAGCTGCGAAGCTATGCTGTGGAGTATGCGACGAGCGACCCGGCGTTCTACAAGCTGTACCCGAAGCTCTTTGCTGGCGTACTTGGCCCGCTTGAGCGGGTGACCTGATGGGCTACAGCGTCCCTAAGCCCAAGAGTAGCGGCGTTTCGACGCGTGGCAGGGCGGCGCCCCGCTCTGACCGCGTCGCCAAGCCTGCGCCTAAGCCAGTGGGCAAGAGCGGACCAGGCACGAACCGGCTGGCTACAGGCGCTGCGGCGACGTTCGCCGGAAACGGCAAGGCGGCGCCCACCGTCAACTGGAACGAGGTGCCCGACAATACGTGGGCAGCGACCAACGCCTGGCTGACCGACGGGAACTACGACAACTACAACCACAATCAGGTCACCATGCTCGGCGGGCGCCGAATGACCGGGAGCCAGGCGAAGGGCTACGTGCCGACCGGGCACGTCCAAGAACTGCGCGGCACGCACCGCGACTACATCAACCCCGCCGACAGCGCCCGCCAGGCGGGGTCGGTAACACTTGCCTCTGCGAAGCAGGTGCAGGACACGTTCGACCACATGGCGAAGACGAACCCGACGCGCTTCGCTGCACTCCAGAGCCTCCTCCAGTCGGCCGGGCTCTACGGGGCGACGATCAAGCCGCTCTCTGGGGTCTGGACCGCCGACGACGGCGACGCGATGGCGCGCGCCATCGAATCCTCGCATCGTGCTGGCATCCCGCTGGAGACGTACCTCGTGCAGCGTGCCGCCGCCGTCAAGGCAGCGGGCGCAGCGGCCACGGGTGCGCCTCTCGTCATCCAGCACACCGACCCTACCAAGATCACTGGCGCTCTCAACTCGAACTCGGGCGGCATCGGCACGAGCGTCGCAGCGCAAACTATCGGGCGCAACCTGACCCCCGACGAACTCCAGCAGTACATCAACAAGATTCACGCTGGGGAGACGACGGCGCAGACCGCTGCGTACAACCTCCACCGAAACGACCCGAGTTACGCAGGCACCGTCGATCCGTCGGCGGGCGCCGCCAACGCGAACGACGCGTTCAACAAGGCCGAACCGATCAACGCCGCCACGCTCAAGGCAGCGCTCGAAGCTGAGCATCCGGCTGAGGCAGCAGCACAGAAGTTCGGCGACGCTGGCGCAGCGATTAGGGCCATGCTGGACCAGCATATGCAGGGAGCGACAGCAACATGACCCAGGTAGCTCCTCCCGTCGAGACCACCCAACTTCCGAAGCTCCCGGCGAACACGCCGACGCCAGCCGACACGATCCACGACGCGATCACGACCGCTGTCGCCAACTCGGCGGCCGATCAGGAGCGTGCGCGCACACACCACCCGCAGGAAGCGGGCACCGACCTCGGGCAGGCGGGGGACATGCAGTTCAAGCCGATCGCGGACGTCGCAGCGCTGGCCGCTCCCGACGTCAGCGTCGCGGGTAGAGCCTCCACGCTCTCGCCCGCCGGCGCTCTCGACCCTACGACGGCGACCGGCAAGGCGAAGGGGCTCATCGACGGCGCCATGACCCAGATCGGGCTCCCGTACGTGTACGGCTCACACGCGTGGGGCAAAAGCCTCGACTGCTCAGGGCTCACCCAGGAGGCGTACCGCCGCATCGGCATCGACATCGGCGGAAACTCCTACGCTCAGGTCAAGCAGGGCGTTGCGGTGCAGGGCGGGCTCAAGAACGCGGTCCCTGGTGACCTTGTGTTCATCACTGGCGACATCGGCATGAAGCGCGACGGCCACGTCGCTATCTACCTCGGCGGTGGTAAGGTGCTCTCAGCGCCACACACCGGCGCGAAGGTCGAGGTCCAAGACTGGACGAACCGCACGATCGACGACATCCGTAGGTACCTATGAGCTTCGTGATCCCCACGACACCGCCGGTACCGCCGAAGAACGACATCGACCCGACGAACCCGCAGCATCAGATTGCGACGTTCCTCGGCATCCTCGCCGGGGACAACTACATCCAGCAGGCGGTCTCGCAATCGACCGCGCACGGGCAGGCGATCTCCCCCGTCGTTCCGCCTACGCAGCTCGGCACGCCGGACACGAGCACGACCCAGGACGCCGTCGCCAACTCTGCGCCGCCACTCACGGTGCAGAACCAGCCCGACTCGCACACCCCCGCTGGCTACGGTGGCGACAACCTGCACTCGGGGTCGTGGGCGCACGACCTACTCTCAATGCTCAATCTGCCAGTGACGTATGAGAATGTCCGAGCATTGACCGCCTGGCAGCGTGCCGAGGGTGGGGGCTCTGACGGCCCGAGCCACTCGAACTTCAACTGGTTGAACACGACACGGGGCGCTCCCGGCGCTACGTCGATCAACAAGGTCGGCGTCAAGAGCTACGCCTCGTATCACGACGGCCTGGTGGCGACCGCCGGCGCTCTCACGAACGGCCTCTACGGTGACGTGCTGAGCGCTCTGGCGCAGGGCACCAGTGCTCAGGCTGTCGGCCGCGCCGTCGCTGCGTCGAAGTGGGGCACCGGTGCCGGGCTCCTTCACGTCTTGGGGAGCGCATAAATGGCGACGATGCAGGATCTCGCAGCGATCATCGCTCAGTATCCCGGCGTGTGGAACCAGTTCAAGAACATCCCCGAACTGATGAACGTGCTTGTGAACGCTATTGGGAAGAACCTCACTGGCCCGGAGATTCAGGATCAGCTAGCGCAGACGAACTATTGGCGCACCACGACCGAAGCGCAGCGTGCGTGGGACCAACTCTCGGCGGTCAGCCCGGCTGAGGCGGCCAAGCGACAGGCCGACAAAGTCAAGATGATGCAGGACACGCTGACGACGCTCGGCCTGTCAGCCGCCGGTTTGGGCACGCCGGATGACCAAGCATATTGGTGGCTACGCGACGTGAACTACGTCACGTCTCACGACCTAAACCAGCAGCAGACTGCCGACTACCTCGTCTCGATGTACTCAGTCGGGTCCAACCTGAACCCCGACAACGCTCGGGGCACGATCGCACAGACGATGGGCGCCATCGGCGCTGCGGCAGCCGACTACGGCCTGCCGACGACGCCGCAGGACCGCCTGTTCGCCGCACAGAACATCGCCCGCGGCATCAGCACGCTGGACTCGGTGAAAGGCACGTACGCCGCCACCGCGAAGGGGATGTTCGCTCCCGAGGTGGGGGCCGCCATCGACCGCGGCCTCACCGTGCGCCAGTTCGCCGACCCGTACGTCAACATCGCAGCGCAGAACCTGGAGATCGGACCTGACCAAGTCAACCTGTCCGACCCGAAGTGGCAGGCGTTCCTCAAGGTGCCTCAAGTCGACGCCAAGAGCGCTACCGGCACCAGCAACCGCGTGATGACGACGGCCGAATGGCAGGCGAAGATCCGCACCGACCCGTCGTACGGGTTCGACGCTACGTCCAACGGCGACGCAGCTTGCGACCACGCTTGAGAAGACGTTTGGGGCCTTGGGATGACCTTCACCGCACCCAACCTCGGACAAGAGACGATGCCGACCGTCACGAACGGCATCCCGTCGGTGCAGAAGCCTGGGGTCAACGCCCTGAGCGCTACCGACCAGTCGGCGAAGGCGATCATCACGAACGCTCTCAACAACTACGGCCTCTCCAGCCTGGCTGACTGGGCGTGGCAGCAGTACACGGGCGGGTCGTCCCCCGACACGATCATGCTCGACCTGCGCCAGCGCCCCGAGTACGCCGCTCGGTTCCCAGCGATGGCAGCGCTGGCCCAGAAGGGCCAGGCGATCACCGAGGGCCAGTACATCCAGTACGAGACGAGCGTCTCCCAGGTGATGCGTGCCAACGGCATCCCGTCCGGGTTTTACGACCAGCCCTCCGACATCACGAAGTTCCTCACGAACAACGTCTCGGTCGCCGAGATTCAGTCGCGGGTGCAAGACGCGGCTGCGGCGATCTTCACCTCCAGCCCCGAGGTGCGAGGCCAGCTCAACGCCCTGTACGGCGCTGGAGCGAGCCAGGGGCAGATCACAGCGTGGTTCCTCGACCCGAACCGTGCGGAGCCACTCATCGCCAAGGAGTGGGCTGCTGCGCAGGCGTCCGGCCAGGGCGTGATCTCTGGCTACGGTGCGCTCAACCAGAACGAGGCTGAGTCGGTGGGTGCCGCCGGCGTCAGCCAGCAGGGACTCCAGCAGGGGTTCGCCCAGCTCGTGCAGCAGCAGGGCCTCTACCAACGTGAACTGGGTGCCCATCCTGATAGTGCATCCGCTATCGTCAGCCGTCACCAGCAACTGGGGGCCGCCTTCCTCGGCGACGCCAAGGCGCAGCAGGCGATAACGCAGGAAGCCGGACAGCGCAAGGCTGACCAAGAGGGCGGGACGTCTTTCGTCAAGGATCAGCAGGGCTACGCCGGGCTCGGAGTTCAACCTCAGTAGAGGTTGTGCTACAGTTTCTTCCAGCGGACGAATGGCCCTCCCACAGACAGGGGGGCGTGCTACTCGTCACCTACGCCACGCCGCGACTGGTACTCCCGCCAGCGTGAGTACGTCACTGGGAAGGACAACTGAATGAGCGACTTCGACGACAACGACGATGACGACCTCGGCAACGAGGACGAGTCTTCCGTTCTCAAGGGCCTTCGCAAGCAAGTGCGTGAGAACGCCAGTGCTGCGAAGGAGCGCGACGACCTAGCCCGAGAGCTGGCCTTCACGAAGGCCGGGGTACCGGACAGCAAGGCCGCGGCCTACTTCGTCAAAGGCTACGACGGCGAGATGACCTCAGAGGCCATCCGTTCGGCGGCAGTCGAGGCGGGGTTCCTAGAGGCACCCAAGGAAGACACAGCGTCGGACGAGGAGAGGGAAGCGCAAGAGCGCACCCTCGAAGCTTCCGGTGGTTCGACGGACGACAGCACCCCTCCTGGGTATTCGGAGGATCTGGCTGCGGCCAAGAACCAAGAGGAAGTCCTCGCAGTCCTCGCGAAGTACAACGTGGCCGTAAGGGGCACGTAACTCCGCGCCGCTGGTACGTCGCAGCGCTCAAGCCCGTTTCCAACTTGAGCCTGAAAGGCATACCCAGTGGCAATCACCATCGCAAGCAACATCACCTGGGATCAAGACGCGTGGGAGAAGATGGCGTATTTCGCCCTTCGCCCGGAGAACTACTTCGACGCCGTAGCAGACGTCAAAGGAGAGCATCTCACCGCCGAAGGATCCCCCACCGTCAAGTTCATCTCCGTCGCCGACCTCTCGGTCGCATCGACGGCCCTGAACGAGTCGGTCGACGTCACCCCGGCGGCGCTGTCTGACAGCACGATCACCGTCACCCTCGCCGAGTACGGCAACGTGG